TCTTTTTATATTTGTTAATTTACTTTTTAATTTAGATTCTATTGATTGACTACCAAATTCAAATCCAGTTCTTTCTTTGCAAGTATCTCTCATTTTCTTTTGAGTTTCTTTTGATAACATGGCGCAAGATAAAGAACAAAATCGATTATATTTAAAATTTATAAAATTAGTCTCTTTTCCACAGTAACAAATTCCTTCGTTTTCTTTTTTAAAAAAATAATCATAGTAAGTTTTAGAATGAATTTTATGACACAACATTACATGAGTAGTTAATTTCTGAAAATTATTAAATTGCTTATTACATATTTGACATACTAATTGATTATCAGAAATTTTAATTGCTAATTTCATTTTTTCAATATTTTCAGGAAGATCTAAAACAAACGAATTTGGATTATTAATTTTTCTTGATTCTTGAACTTTTTTACTAATATTAGGATCTAATTGTGTGCATTTACAACTACAATAAATACGATAGCCTATTATAGTACCTATAAATTTAGTATCTTTTCCACATGTTAAACATTTTCCTTCAGTTATATTTTTTCTTAAAAATTTATCATAATATTGTTGTCTAGTAAAATTATGAATTTTAATATGACCAGAAAGTCCCGCTAAACAAGTATATTTTTTTCCACAAATTTTACATTCAATTTGATTCATGATTATTCATTCCATTTTCATGAAATCTATCTATGTTTTCTTGATACTTTTCTTCTATCATGGTAGTAGCTAATTCTATAAGTTCCCACATTTTTTTATCTAATATTATAGATAATATTCTTAATCTTTTATGTAAATTATCGCTCATCCCAATTGATTTCATCATTTCTCTCCTATTTTTAATCTTTTATAAATTTATTCATATGATTATGATAATATATCTTTAAAAATTGATATATCACTAAATTTTTCTACAAATCAATATGAATAAATTAAAAAGTACTAAATTTGAGATGAATTTTAGTGAAATATAAAATAGGAGAACTACTATGGCTATGGGACAGAATATCAGCCCAGGTGTATATACCCAAATCATTGATTTATCACAATATTTACAAGATATTGTTGGAACAGTAGGTTTTATCCCACTTCTATCAAAACGTGGACCAGATAATAAATTAATGCAAGTAACAAGCAATGAACAATTCTATACTCTATTTGGTCAACCCAATATATTAGACTATGGTAAATATTTTGGACAAGGTCCTTATATTGCCTCTCAACATCTTTCTGTATCATCTCATCTTTATGTATTAAGAGCTCTTCCAACAGATGCTACTTATTCACATGTCATGATTGGTATGCAGATGCAGGATTATACGGTAAATACGACCTTTTCTAGCAGCTCAGCAGGGGTTCCTCTTTCTAGATTAACAATGGTTCCAATATTTCTAGATGGACAAGAACATAATGGATATACATTTGAAACTTCACAATCTGTTATTGAGTTAGATAGTGTTCTGTTAAAAACAGTTGATACAGCACCATATATGAATACAACTTTAACAAATGGTGTTGGTGTTGAAAATGGAATGTTAATGTATTTTAGAGGTTTAGGTCGGGGTGGTAGTTATGATGATTTTGCCATTCAACTGACAAGACACGTTAACAGTGAATTATTTGGTATTTATGTTTTAGATATTTATGAAACAAGACCTGATGGATCAGATGCTGTTATAGAATCATTCAATGTATCGTTTGATCCTGATATGATTGATCAAGGTGGCGATTCATTATTTATTGAAGATGTTGTTAATAAATTCTCTCAAAATGTTCGTTGCAAAGTTAATAGACAAGCTCTTCATGAACTTGAATTATACAAGATGGACTTCTATAAGAATGATCCAACTCTTCCAGAAGATGCAACTCAATATGTTGTATTAAATGAGAATGGTCAAAAAACTGATCTTGGCTTCAAAGCAACAGTAATTGAATTTGCAAGCTTAGATTATACATATGCTCAAAATGTATTGAATACTGCTCTTGAAGATTTAGCTGTAGCTAGAGCAATGCCAGTTTCGACAACTGCAGAAGTTTCTGCTAGAAATGCTGCAGTAACGACTGCATTAACAGAAGTAAGTGTTGCAAGAGCTGCTGTTGATTCAACATATGCAACTCTTCAAGATGCATATCAATTAGATATTATGAATCTTGGTGATGCTGATCCATCTACTGCAGGAATTCAACCTTGGCACTTCCAAACAGGATCAGAAGGATCATTATTATATACTGATAAAGAAACAGGAAAAGTACAAGTATCTTATCCAGAAGCTAAACAATTATTAGTTGAAGCTTATTCTGGTCTTTTACAAAAAGCAGATCTAGAACTTCGAGAGGATCCTGTAACTGGAGATTATCTAGAACCTAAAGACTTATACGTTGATGAAGTTTATGATCTAGATTGGATCTATTTCTCATTAGTATATGATGCTGGTTATGATCCAGATGTTAAAGATGCAGCTTATAATCTATGTCATACAACTCGTAGAGATTGTATGTTAATCAGTGACTGCGGCGACAATCAAGATTATTATGATGTTGAAGCTTATGTTGGTGGTGACCCAGCTATTCCTTCAGGACATCCATGGGATTCTAGATATGTTGCTAGATATGAACCATATAGCAGAATCTATGATGTATTTGTAGGCAGAGATTTATGGATCTCGCCTGTATATCATATGGCTCAATTAGTTCCATTAAGTGATCGTTTATATGAAATATGGTACGCAGTAGCTGGATTTAATAGAGGCATGTTAAGTACTATTAAAGAATTGAGATGGAGTGCTAAACTTGGTGAAAGAGATAATCTTTATCTCTTACAAGTTAACCCGATTGTTCACTTCCCACAAGGATATACGGTTTGGGGTAACTTAACTACTCAAAAGAGACCAACAGCATTACAAGACGTTAATGTAATGAGATTAGTTCTGTACATTAAGAGAGCTCTGGAACAATTCTGTAAATACTTTATCTTTGAATTTAATGATCAAATTACTTGGGATGCAATTAAAACATCTATTACTCCTTTCTTAGACACTATTGTATCTCGTAGAGGTTTAGTATCTTATACTGTTGATGTTGGTGCAAATGATTATGAATTTAAGAGCAAGATATGTCATGTTAATGTAACATTAGTACCAATGAAGATAATCGAGAAAATAGAATTAAATCTTTACATTAAGTAATCTAAAAAGAAAATAACATAAGGAGAAAATTATGGGAATGTCTGCGTTTATAAATGTATTAAATAATCCATCATATGATAGGCACTTTGGTGGCACTAGTGCTTCTATTGTTGCTGACCCATATATTAGTGGATATCATTTTATTCATTGGGCTAAATTACCAGATGAATTACCAACATATGTTCAAGGCGGTGATGGCAAAACAGCAAGTGGAGTATTTGGCAATAATAAAATAAACGTTGGTGAATTCTTAGCTGGTTCTTGTCTTTCAGTAACTCCACCAGGCGGAACATTAAATAAAACTGAATTTACTGGTATGGGTGGAATAAAATGGGCCGTACCAACGAATATAGATTATACAAATACTGTATCTGTTAAATTTTTAGAATTTTCACATCTTCCAGTATTGGGTATTATCAGTGGCTGGATTAGATTAATTAGAGATTCTAAAACAGGTCTTTCTAATCTAAATGTTGATAGTAATGCTTATACAAAATCAGCTTATGCTGGATCATTACTATATTGGACAACAAAACCAGATGGGCATACAGTTGAATATTCAGCAGCCTACACTGGTGTGTTTCCATCAAAAGATCCTCAAGAAATGTATTCAGGTGATTTAACAGCAGTTGATAAACTTGAAGTTGAAATTGAATTCAATGTAGATTGGATTTGGCACGAACAATGGGTTCATGATATATGTCAAAGTAAAGCTGATACTATTTATCTCAATCGTCAAAATGATCGTGGATCACAAGATGGCATTAGCATAGGTGCTCGCGCTGATTCTAGTGTTCAGTAATAGGAAGTTTAGATAATACGGTCTCTTTTAATACATTTTAAAAGAGACCGTATTTATTTTTCGGAATAAATTAAAATTTTTTGGTTTGTTTATATTGGAGTTGTTAAAATTAAAGGAGTTAAAAATGTCTAAAAATGCAATTGGTGTTGAAGTTTTTAATGGATTTAATATTAAATATCCTGAATATTCTGTAATCACCCCTCATACTTTACAGGAATTTACAATTAGAACATTAACTATTGAGGATGAAGAAAAACTTAAAGGGAGTATGTTAACTCCTAATAAATTAGCTCAACATCTAAATGATGTTATTTTTTCATGTTTAGTTAAAAAACCTGATAATATTAAAACTTATCAAGATTTTTTAAATAACGTATCAATTATAGATAGAGATGCATTAATGTATGGATTGTATCATGTTACATATAAAGATATTCATAATTATGATGTATCATGTTCAAAGTGTGAAAATGTTAATAGTGTTAAAGTTGACTTTTTAAAAAGTTTTAAAGTAACTGCATGGGACAAAAATAATAAAGAAAAAGCTCTTATAAAAGAAATTCCCGTTAAGTTAGAAATTGCTCAAGGAATTACTGCTATTATTCATCAACCTACTTTAAATGATGAAGTAGAACTTTTAAATAGAACTACTTTTGCATCAGAAGCTATAAGAGATTTGAGTATGCAATTACTAATCATTAAAAAATTTGAAGTTGATAATCCTGGAGCAAAAACACCTGATACAATTGAAGATAGAGATAATATACTTAAAGGTTATAAACAACTTCCTGCACCTGATAAAAAATTAATTACTAAAGCTTATGAAAATGAATTTGGGCATTATGGCGTTGAAGTTGAGTGTTTAGTTAATTGTCAAAAATGTGGTAACCAAGAAAAGATATCCATAGATTTAGTTCGTCAGTTTTTTCGATCAATCTATCAATGATAAGTACCAGGAAAGTTATCTAAAAAGACTAAAAGAAAATATTTTTCTGGCGATGGAATTAAGCGGCATGAGTTATATTGATATTATGAAAATGCCAGTTCATCGCCTTGAAGAATATTTAAACTGGAAAATTAAATATGATCAAGATCGACAAAAAATTAAAACAGACGCACTTTCTCATTTAAAACTATAACTGATCTGAATAAATTAAAATATAGTAGGTGAATTTATGTCAGATGATTATAGCTTTTTTCAAAATCAATTAATTGGAAAACAAAGTCAAATTTATGACATTGTTCCAACTATAAATGGAAGTGGTGATCTACAACAGATTAGTGATATAAATGTTTTAATTAATTCCCTCCGAAATTTATTACTTACTCCTCTTGGTTATTATCCATTTGATCCAGAATATGGATCATTACTTTATCAAAAATTATTTGAATTTTCTGATGAAATTACTCAACAAGAAATAGAAAATGAAGTTACAACAAGAATTAATAGATATGATCCAAGAATTAAAATTACTAAAGTTGAATCTCATTTTTTTCAAGATAATAAAGCTATACAAGTTGATGTTCATATAAACCGAGATGGACACGATGCAGAAATTTCTGCCTATCTAAGTGCCCAACAATCAATGTTTGGAATAGAAGATGCAATAACAGCAGCATCTGATGGTGGATCATCAATTATTAATACTTTTGGCGGATCTTTAGCTATACAAAATGTTTTAAAACAAACAACGATGTAAGAAGAAATTATATTCATGGCCAAGATAATGTATAATCAAAAATGGTTTAGCATTAATGAATATAGTTTAGATTATTTTGAATTGCTGTTTCAGTATTATTCTACTTGCGGAAGAAGTATTCCAATTACTTATTATAATTTAGATCTTCCAAATAGTGTTTATGATAGCAAATTATTAGAGGCTGGAGCATATGAACAAATGGGAAATCTTTCTGGTTTACTATGGAAAAAAATATTAACACTACAAGTTTTTTCTTTCGAACAGATACCATTTGTACTAAATTCAGATGATGAAGGTCCAACATTTAAAGATCGAATTTCTTCATTCTGGATACCTACCATATATGAGTTAAGACCATACGTTCACGATCATGTAATATACGAACACGTTACTACTAGGAATGATTTTATGAAAGATCAACTTCCTTTATATGAAGTAGTAAACGTAGAAAAAGCTTCTAGCGGCGAGTTAACATTTTGGAAAGTTAATCTTAAATCTACATTTAGACGTAAAGAAGAAATTGAAAGGCAACTAAGCGGAAATTATACATTTGTCGATTATGAAAAACATATTTATAAAACATCAGATGCAATTCAATTAACTAAATTACAAGTGAAAAATGAGAATTTAAAAGTTAATGATTTTTATAAAGAACAGATTGGTCTTTATGTAGAGAATGTTGAAACTAATTAAATTCTGAAATCTTTAATATCTGAACAAATTAAAAATTATTTAACTAAGGAAATTACAGTATGACTTCTGATAATTTTAATCAAATCATTGGTGCTGGTATAAATATTTATGGTTCTCGTGAAAGAATTAGAACACAGATAATTACTTATGCTCAACAATATCTTCAACTAAAAACTCTAGATTTTTATAAAACTTCAGTTCTTTCATATATTGTTGATATGTTGTCTATTCTCTCGGCTAATGAATTATTCTATGATTCAGTTATATATCGAGAATTTTTCATGGTTGATGCACAAATGCAAGAATCTGTTTATAATCTTGCAAGATGGATTGGATACGAAGTTCCAAAGGCTGTTCCTGCGACAGTAGATTTAATGTTTACTTTTCCTTTAACTTTTCCTGGTAACTATATTCAATTTAATATTCCTAATAATTTTCAAGCATATTCTGGTTCAATAGTATATACAGTTAATACTGTTTCACAAAAAAATCCTGCATCTCAATTTACATTTAATAAAACAGCATTTGAAGAAGCGACTGCATCTGGTACAATTATTAATAATTCTTCAATAACTGTTAAAGATAGTAGTGGATTTTATAGACCAATTTATATTTCTTCAGATGGAAAAAATGCTTCTTTTACTCTTTCATTTACTCAAAAACAAAAGAAAGTTTTACAATTCATAATTCCATCGACTACACAACCATATCAATTTATTTCTCAAATTCTTGAATATGCAGGTATGACTTCTTCTCTTGAAGTTTATGTTGCGGAATCTCCAAACGCAGAAAAAATTAATACTGAATCTAATATTAAATTATTGCCAAACCAAACACTTCAAAACTTTGATCCAGCTATAGCTGTTGAAACATATTCTGGAAAAACAATAGAATGGCAACAATGGACAGAATCTCCAAATGGTGTTTATACAATGGATGCTGGTGCAACTGAATATGTATTCATATCAGGACCAAATAAAGGTGAATTATTTTTTGGAAATGGTATAATCGGAAAACAGCCACCACCAAATTCTGTTATTACTTTAGTTATGTATTTAACATTAGGCTCTGATGGATCAGTTATTCCTAGTACCGTTACTAAAGGTGATCCAATTTATTATGCAGTAACACCGGTATATGATAGTAATGGTAATGTTATTGGTTCTGATTTATCTTCTCAATTGTTAACTGTAGGTTATTCAATTACTAATCCAACGCAATCTCAAGGCGGAACAGATATACCAACATTACCAGCTATTAAAAGAAATGCAATTGTTAATCTTCGATCTAAGCAACGATTAGTTTCTGATATTGATTATGATGATATTAATGTTATATTATCTTCACAATTTCCAGCTGTCGAAGCATATCCAATTCTTAAAAGAAGTGATATAAAAATTAATGAAATTATGTCATTTGTTCGATTAATGTATCATGACGCAAATTCTGTTCCTGAAATAGTTCCAACAAGAAATGCAAAAATTTATTTATATGATCCTGTTTTCACTGATTCTAAATATACAGTTCTAAGAACTTCTCAGGTTTTAATTAATGATGAATATTACGAAACATTATTTAATATTACTGTTGATAGTACTACTAGAATGGCTTATTATGATTACATTATTCAAAATCTTGTTGGATCTCCTGTAACTTTATATCAAGAGGATACATACTCATGGTATCAACAATATACTTATATTCCTATTAATACAG